AAGGATGTCACCAGGTCTAGTATCACCTGATATACCAATGAGATACTTACCAACCTCAACAATCTTTGGCGTGGTAGTGGCTAACGTTACTAGGTTATCCTCGGTAATCTGTGAGTCAGCTACTAGAACAGCGTAATCAATACCTTCAAGTGCTGCGATTGTTGTCATACTAGAGAGCATACCAGTCCTCGGCGTGTCGTCGCGTAGCGACACCTACTAGTCACTACAATATGAGCCGTGAGGCGAATTAAACAGACGGGCGCCCTCAATGGGCGCAGCAGTACCAACCGTACAGTAACCCTGCGGTTCCGTCTACCAACCCTGCCATCGTTTAGATGGCGCAGGAATGCCCTTCCTGAGCCTTTCGGGACCGATCTGCGGGGTTTAGGACCACTCCACGTGTGTCCGTGTGGCTCTCAAGTCCTTAGCGTTATGGCAGCCTTTGAAGACTACGAGCTGGTCTGGTACTTCCTTGATGCAACCTGTGTTAACTGTGGCAATCTGATAGTTGTGCCTTGTCCAGCCGACAAAATGGCATAAAAAAAGAAGCCCACCCCTTTCGGGGTGAGCCTCTTAGTTTGCCTCGCGCTATCGGTTACTTAGAACCGCGACCAAATTCTGTAGCATTTGGGTCAATTGCCTTTAGCAATGGACCTGCAACTGCTGCGACTCCTGCCATAAGCAGAGCCTTTGGATCTGTCACACCTGCAAGGAACAGGGCCAGCACTGATGCCACTCCTGCACGCAAGTATGTAAGTGCGATTGCTTTCATTGTTTCTGTGTTCATAGTTTCCTCCTATGGGGATTAGGCTTTTGCACCGTGCACTTTGCAACAGGTACAAACTTCTTCCTTAGCCAACTTCTTAGTAGGCACAGGGATTGTTCTGGCTTTAATCTGATTGATGATCTTTGGTTGATTCATCCACCAGAACCAAGGGCTTGTATCATTGCCCATACCATCATTGATTGAAATATGTAAATGTTTGTTGTGCTTGTTGCTACCGGTATAAATTCTATTACCTTGCTTAGCCTTTTCCTTAGACCAGATCTTGCCCTGGAATATCAGGTACTTAACTCTTTTGTCTTCTTTTAGCTTCTCAAAGATATCAACGCAGTCAATTCCATTAACAGGATCGTGTGTTAGGTCTACTGCGTAGCCTGTGTTGTGGTCGCTATTAGGATTCTGATTGATGTGAGCTGCTGATGGTAGTAAACCATCCGAGGCTTTCTTGCGGGAAGGCTTGATCGCTGTGGCTTGACGAAGGACAGCAATAGCGGCAGGCGTGGCTTTCTTGGCAACAGGTTTCATCGTTACTCATTTCTCTGCAATCAATCGGTACAGGTCATCTATGCGTTCTTCTAATCTTGATATTGAATCTTTAATTGATGAACCACCATTGGGCTTGAGTTCATTGAGGTAGTGTTTAACTAACCACTTAACAGCGCCAATAAAGCCACCGATGATTGTCAGTACTGCAACAGCTACTGTTGCGTAGTCTTGTGCTTGCATTAGACCGTCCTAATGGTTACTAAGAGCGTTCCACCATAGCCGGAGAATCGCTTATCTGATGGTGTGTTGTTTCTAAAATCCATTTCTTCAATGATGCCAAGGTATGACTCACCAGTTCTAAAGTCCTGAATTTGAATAGTGTCACCATTGTTTTCTATTAACTCTAGTTGTGACATACGATCATAGGCTGCACCTTCAAAGCCAACCTCGACTCCGAAGTGGTCTGTCTCGTGGTCAAAGCAAGACAATGGATACTGGATGAGTCTCTGACGTGGTGTTGCAGGCAATGAGCGAATCTGGTAACCAGTAAACAATGGTCCCTTGCTGACATCAGTACTAGAACGAGTCAGTGTAAATTGGAATCCAAGATACTCTTGGGCAGTTTGTGGATAGTTAATATTGATCTGAGGTACTGCAGACTCTTGACCAAAGACACCGATAGTGTAGAAGTTATCGGCAGCATCTATTGATTGGATAGTAACGCCACCATTGGTGGTATCTACACGAGCTTGCATCAACTTAAAGATCTTTGTCTCTAATGTGTTATAGCGAATATAACCAGTACGTAAGTACCCACTTGGTACAAGGTTAGTTGTAGATTCCGCCCAGGTATTATTGCCATTGGTAAATGCAATCCTGTCTGAGTTACCAAAGAAAGCAATCTGGCTGGCAGTGGTAGTAGTTCCAGTTGCAACCAAGTCCCAAGCCCAAGGGAAAATCAAAGCATTAGCAAGGACTACTGTAGATAGATCTACTCGTACAAGTCCTGCTGCACCATCTACTAAAGTTGTAAGGTAGGCAAAGCGGTCCTTGAAAGCAATAGCATTACACGGTGCATCATCAAAGAGCACTGGTCCATACTGGATATCTCCATTGTTATCTGCCACACCTACGCGAAATCCTGCACTTGTTGCAAGGACTGCATACAGTCCAAGGTATACATCAAAGTCATTGATGCGCTCACCATTAGGCATATCAATAATAACTGTAGGAGTATTAAGCGTTGGGAAACCAAGAGAGTTAGGAACTGCAGCATCTAAAGTAATCTTAAAGACTGCAGATGATGAACCGTTAGGTGCATAGCCTGAGACATAGATAGCCTGTGGACCTTCTGCAATAGATGACCATACCCAGTTAGCGTTAGGATGTGTGTACAAAGCTGTAGGAAGGGCTGCAGAACCAGTAGCATTAGCGTTGAGTTCATATAAGACATTCCCAATTGCAAGGATCAAGCGCTGCTTGACGAAGCGAATGGTTGCTCTGGTTACTCCTGGAGTATTGTAAATCTCAGCATCTGCTGGGCTTGCACCAACTGAACCCTTATGTACCTTGGTTCCATTGATGAAGTAATAGTTAGAGCCATCAGTTGTAAGACTGTAGATGGTTGATGCTGTACCAGCCTGGGTAATAGTTGTTTCTGTACCACCAGTTGTAATCTTCTTTAGCGCAGTGCCATCTGTTACAAAAATACAGTCATTGGTGCCATCATTGACACCTATGAGTTGTGCAGCAGCAGATCCAGCATAGAAACTAGCTGTGTCATAGAGCAGGGTAGCCTGCCCTCTAGTCCAAACATCTACACCCTTAGACTCTGTGTACTGGAAGCGTAGCGATTCTTCTTGCTGTGGCTCAAAGAACTTAATACCAGCGCCAAGGTGAAATGATGATTGGCTGCGTAGCCACCAACCAGTCAAGGTCTGCTCGCCAGCCTCACGTGTCTGGTCAATTTGTTGCTTACGATACTGAGCTGTGACACGACGATAAGGTGAATCGTCACTGTTCATCAAGAAGAACGGTAGACCAGCAATGGCTACATCGTATGCCTCACGGGTTGCTGAATAAGTAGTTGCATTTGCAGGATTGGAGAGTACGTAGGGTATTCCCTCGGTAATGTCGTCGCCATAGGCCATTAACTACTCCTTGATTGTCGGTATTGTTTGTTGTGCTTAGCGCACATTCCTTTAATAACAGTTTATGCAATGCAACTTATATTAGAAAGTAATACTTCCGCTTGCAGTAAACTTGTAAGTTTTGTAGCCACCTGAATTTGTAAATGTAGGTGAACCAGTTGTAGATGCAGCGTTTGCATAAATATCTGCATAGCGAATAATTACAACGCCTGAACCACCGCTGCTGTCTGCAGAGTTTCCACCGTTACCAGTATTAGCAGCACCATTGGAACCTGGATTACCTGTGTTTCCACCATTTCCACCTGCAGCATAAGTTGATCCAAAGTATGTACGCCCTGAACCACCTGTACTTCCAACTGCAGCAGAGCCTGCACCGCCACCGCCACCGCCAATGTATGGAGGACCACCACTACCAGGAGCACCTGCATTACCATAACCAGTTCCGCCGCCTGAATTGCCTTGTGTTGCAGCACCTGCGACACTACTATCGTTATACCAACTACCGCCGCCAGAACCACCATTGTTACCAACAGTTCCGCCGCCGCCATATCCTCCGCCAATAGCGGTCATAGAGAATGCGGTTGAGTTACTGCCATTGTTATTGCCACTACTGCCACCAGCGCCAATTACAAAGTTGTAAGTTACTCCAATGGTTATAGGTTGTGCAGCATAGTAAACAAGTCCACCTGCACCACCACCACCTGAGTTACCTGGACCACTACCACCACCACCAGCAACTACAAGTGCTTCAACGGATGATAAAACACTTTTACTTCCGCTTATTGAACTTGCCATAATTCCTAAAATGGGAGTCATTAGGAGAGATCGCCTACAATTGTAAATGTGTTAGTTGCTGTACATATGACAGTACAAGCAGAGTATTGTGCTCGCAGTTTAGGAGCTGCAGAGGTAGCACCAGTTGAGGTAATCGTTACGCCAACTCCTGCTGCAAAAGTTACCTGTCCAGCACCAATTTGTTGTAGGTTTATTTGTTCACCTGCTGTAAAAATTGAGGGTGGAACTGTAATGGTAATTGCTGCAGCATTTGATGCCGTGACCAACTTACTTGAGTCAGAAGCAACTAAAGTATAACTTGTGCCAGTCTGTGCGTTAAAGGAAAGGTTTACCTTTGGCGCTGTTAAGGTCTTGTTAGTTAAAGTTTCTGTTCCAGTTAATGTTGCAACTCCTGTAAGGGTATTGTTGGCAACGTTAATTGTCTTGTTGGTTAAAGTTTGTGTTGCAGCTAGACCTACCAAGGTATCACTCGTTGTGGCTGGCAGTGTTAAGGTATTAGTACCTGCAATGGCGTTAGCCTGAACAGTTGTAGTACCAGAGGTGGAACCACCAAAACCTAAACTAGCAACTGGTGTTACTGCGCCTTGAAAGTTTGTTAAATCATAGGATGAAAGTACGTGCTTGACGCTTGCACCTGCGCTATGTGTTACTGCAGATGTGCCAGCGCGACCACGTACAATGGTCATCGTATCTGATGACTGGTTAGTAATAAAAACAATTTCTTCGTTGATTGTGTCAACATCAATAGCAACGGTAAAGACATCCACGTTGCCAGCAGTAAGTGTTACTCCACCCATTAAGGCTGAGCCAGTGCCACTGGATACAACCATAGATGTTGCACCACTACTTGTTATAGCATTTTGCAGTGTTGTCTCAACGCTAGTAGATGAATATTTACTGGTCATTGGTTTTCCTTAACGTGTATAGTGAATACGGATGGGGTACTTGTCTGCCAACTTCAACGCTTCTTCATTGAGTCGCTGTTGATAGAGAGCAAATATGTAACGAGATGCGGCAACACCAGCAGATGATGGTAGTTTGGTGTCGTTTAGATCGGCCTCAGCTGAAGAAAGATTGATTCGTCCAGCGTCAAGATAAGACAGTAATTTGTATGCTGCTCCAAGAGTAACAACATCTTTACAAGAATCTGGTAGACCAGTAACGTCAGCAAAATCATCTGTGTTGGCGTCAAGAGTATTTGGCGTGGATGTATACCATACTTGAACTGTACGACCAGGCTGTATTCCTTCATAAATGTTAATTGTTTTCTGTGTATTAAAAGTAGCTGTATTTGCCATAGTATCTAATCGCCAGCGATTTACTGGTAGCCATTCTTTACTAGAGCCTGTGGTTTGCCAAGAAATAAACAAAACATCTTGAACATCATCTGGCAAGGCGTATGTAGTCTGAGATGCGTTAAAGGTAAATGTATAAGCAGAGGCAATCCAGAGCTTAGGATAGAAGCTATTGATTGTGTCGTTGATAGCCTTCTTGATGTTATTACGTGGGAAGGTAGGAGATAGAGTTACCTGTGCATATTGTGCGTGTGGTGATGCTGTAGTCCCTTGGTATCCACGACCAAAGCCTGGGATAACATTGAGTGTGTTATTTGCTGGTGTGAAACTGTCAACCCACATAAGTTCATCATCAATTTCGATGATGCCTTTAGCAAGGTTACCTCCAGAACCAACGGTAATTGATGTGCTGGTAGTAGTTAAACCAGCAGGGTTTGCAACGTAAGTGATGCGATCTTGGCGCAGGGCGTAGCCTTGCAGGTTAGCCTTGACCTCATCTACTAGGTCGTTTAGTGTTGGCATTATTTCCTCTCATACCAGCCATCTCCCCACAACGTAAGGAGTCTTGCAAAATATTGTTCATACTGTGGTGCTATAGCATCCAAGGAATACAAGGACACTGCTCTCTTATGTATTGCTACTGGGTCTAGGCTCTTGACCCACTCTGTAGCTACTGCAAACTCCATTGCATTTCTGCAACGATATCCAGTAACACCTTGTGGATTAGTTTCTGTAAACGCTCCCCAGTCTGTGGTAATCGTTGGAGTTCCACAGGCTTGTGCTTCGATAACGACGTTACCAAAAGGTTCTATGTATAGCGTTGGAGCAAATAGGGCAATAGCACCACCCATTAACTTTGCTCGTTCTTCAGGGCCTACTGGTCCTACCCATTCGCCATACTCAATCTTGGGATCTTTACCAGGTCCTGCCATAATCAGCTTCAAACCCATCTCTTTACATACGTGCTGGGCAATCCCAATACCTTTACGATCTATCATACGTCCAACGTAGAGGTAGTAATCTTCTTTCTTCTCTTGCAGCGGAAACATCTCTGGTTCTAAGTAACCAGGTATAACCGCATCATAGAAGTTGCCATCTACTAGCGTTGGATTATTAAACATTGCATAGATGCTGTGCATCCAAGCGTATGATTCAAAGACCTTATACTTACTAAATACTCCACCGTAGCCGACACCAAACTCTACGCTGATATGATTAGGGTAAGCCCTAGCAATTGGTTCTTGTGATGCTCCACCAATAAGACAGATAAAATCTTTCTTCTCTAAGCGCTTGCCTAGTTCTTCAATAGCCTTGCCATTAAAGATCTGCCAGTGTGGTAGTTGATTATTAAACTCAGCCTCTGTAAAGTGCTTACCTGCTAGAGCTTCTTGCTGTTGCTCTTTAGTAATGCAGGTAATCAACTCATCTACTGGTGCTTCGTTGTCCTCGCTTGCATACAGATAGACTGTATGACCAAGGCTTTTCATCATCATACAAAAGCGTCTAACCTTTTCGGTATAAGCGCAGTTGACATAATCTTTAGTTGTCTGTGTATGGGGCAGACTGATAACGTGGAATCTCATAGATAAAGCCTATATCATAACTGCAGAGTATACTGTTACGAAAGCAAGAGTTTTGCTTCATCTTCAGTAATACCCAACTTTGTCAAAATTACCGTTTTATCGGTTGCTTTTTGTGTTTCGGCAGCAATTTTGGCTTCTGTTTCTGCGCTTAGTGCTGACAATTCTGCAATTTCTTCGGCGGTTAATTCAATTTCTGTAACTTCGCCAGTCTCAAGATTGTGTTCGATTCTAAATTGATTAGTCATTAGCTCACTCCATATGTTAACATAGTACCGCCCGAAAATGATTGACCTCCTGCAATAGCCGTGATACTTGAAATTGCACTTGTGCTGTAATAATTGCCGTGATAGGCAACATAACCGCGTGTTCCGCCTGAATCTACAAAATAAGCACTAAAATCAAAACCTTTGCCAGTAGTTGCTGTGTAATTGTAAATATTAAAAGTTGCAAACATATTATTATTATCATCAGCCGCGTTTTGTGTTTTAACCAAGGCTTCAAAATTTACTGCTTTGTTACTTATTGAACTAACGCTACCGCTATAAGCTCGCAAGCCAGTTGAAGAATAATTTGAACTTGTATCAGAATTAAACCTAAATTGAATTGGATAATCATTGCTGTTGTAATAAACTTTTTGAAATACAACCATTAGGTGCTTGTATGTGGCTGGAATTGAACTGACCGTTACTGAAGTACCTGACAAATTAGTTGTTGCAATTAGTGTCATTCCACCAGCAGAGATAGTTCCCCAAGAAGGAACTGTGCCGTCACTTGTGAGGTAAGTGCCAGCTGCACCGATACCCAACCGCGCAGGTGTTGTTGCCGCTGATGCGTAGTAGGTATCACCTGTTGTTGTCAGGATTCCATCAATGTTTGCAACATCTCTTGCTCTTGTCATTTAGTTTGCTCCTAGTAGTAGTGCGGCTTCTTCGGTGGTAAGGCCAAGACGATCAAGGATTGCTTGGCGTTGTGCGGCTTTTTTAGAAATTTCTGCGTTTAATTTAGTTAAATAAATTTTTGCTTTTTCTGCGTCTAATGCTTGTTGCGCTAATTCATCATTACTCATTGGTCGTTGTATTATTTCACCAGTTTTGACATTAAATTCATCTATTGTTGTCATTATGCAACTCCATATAATCTTAATTCATTTGTATTGCAAGTTAAAGAACCGCCGGACATTGTCATATTTATACTTGAAATATTTGATGTTGAGTTATAGTACCCATTTCCAGCAATACCAATTTGTGTAGAAGCATCTTGTAAACCAGTAGCAAAAGCCGTGTATGGTTTTAACCCGCCACCATTACATCCTTCAATTATTACGCCCATACTCATTCTATCAAAACCACTTACTGTAGATGTAAACCAATTGTTAAATACTTCTGTTCCATTTGTAGAATTTCTTTTACCAGCACTAGAAGTATATTGAATTTTAATTGCAGAACCTGTAATATAATTAGTACCGCTATCTGCATTGAAACGCAAATACATCGCGTCACCAGCATTAGCACCCCAAAAACTGTTACACATTAAAAATAATTTTTTGTAACCTGTTAAGCCAGTAAAACTAAAACCTGATGATGAAGATAAAGTTTGTTGAGACACTAAAACCCAATTATCTCCACCGCTTGCGGCTGTTGCCCAAGCCAAACCTGTAGCCGCACCTGATGATGCCGTCAAAACCTGTCCATCTGTTCCAACACCTTGACGAACGACTGTTCCAGCACCTGTTGCAACAATTAAGTCACCCTTAGTTGTTACAGTTGACAACGGAATTGCATCTGCAATTGAAAATGAGCTGATAGATACAACGGTTGCAACATCTGAAGCGAGCAGGGCTGTAAGTCCAGTAATCGTTGATCCTGTTGTTGCTGTGTAATCCACACCGCGCTCTAGCAATACACCGTTGATAAATACTTGTTCAGCACCTACTGTGTAAGCAAGAGTTGTTGAGAAATCATCTGTACCGCTAAGTGATGTTTCACCACCTGCAACAATCTTGCGCCACATTTGCATTGTTCCAGCGCCAATTGGACCTGTGGCACCTGTTGCACCTGTTGCACCAAGACCGAGTGTGTAATAAATAATATCAACGATGTCATTAAGTATTGCAGCTGATGCAAGGACAACTGATGTTCCGTTTGTCGCAGTAAAGTCTGCGCTATTGAGGCGAACTCCATTGAGAAACACATCAACATAACCGACAACATAAGTGACGGCAAATGTTGTTTGACCTGCCGTTGCTGTAAATGAAGTGACAGTACGACCAGGGCTTCCTGTAACTGTTCCTGCTGGGCCTGTCGCTCCAGTTGCACCTATTGGACCAGTTGCTCCAGTTGGTCCTGTAGGACCTGTTGCACCGTTTGTTCCTGCAGGTCCTGTTGGACCTGTTGGTCCAGTCGCACCAATAGGCCCTGTAGGGCCTGTAGCGCCCGTAGCGCCTGCATTGCCTGTTACTCCTTGCGGTCCTGTAGCACCCGTTGCTCCTGCCGCTCCTGCTGTACCAGAAGGACCTGTTGGACCTGTAGTACCTGCTGGCCCTGTTGGTCCTGTTGGTCCAACTGGGCTTGTGGAATCCAGAGAACCGTCACCTTTTACAAATTGAGATGATGTTCCACCTTGAGTAATGAACTTGTTGGCGTTGATGTACTGAAAGTAATCAATAGAGTTAGTAGTTCCGCCAGTACCAGACGACGCTGCCAATGTTGAACCAGGCTTATCGTATACGCAGTTAAGGATAGAATAAAAACCATTTAGTACAACTGGAGCAACGTTAGTTAGTGCTGAAGTTAACAATTGAGAGTTTACTAAGGTAATAGTGCTTGAGGCAGCAGAAGTAACAGCGTTAGTTACAGCGGCAACTACTACGGAATCTACAAGGCTTAAAGTTCCAGCAGTTAGAACTGGTGCAACAGTAACTGCGCTTTTAATAATTACATTTGCACTAGCATTATTAACTGTTGTGAAGTTTGGATTACCCCCAAAGATTGCGACTAGACCCGCACCAGTAATGCTTGCAACACCATAGTCACATAAGCGAATAACAACGTAGTCAGCATTGCTGCTTTTTGTAATAGTTCCTGAAATCTCACAGTTAAGGATATTTACATTTCCTGTGCCACTTGGTGTAGTAATAGTCAGGTTTGTCATCTTTATGCCCGAAACGGTGCAACCAGTGCTTGTGCTTAAAGTTCCAGAGATTACGATGTTTCCACCAATGAGTCCAGGACCAGTTATGGTTGTGTACTGAGTTGTTATTGATGGGCTTTCAGAATATGTGCCTGGGTGAACAATAATTGTTTTGCGCTGTGCGGTTATTAAAGTTAGTGCTTTGGTAATAGAAGCAACTGGAGTAAGTAAGTCACCATTGCCAGTTGTATCGTCACCATCTACTTGGCTAACGTGGATTTCATAGTCGTAACCAGTAAAATTAGCACCCGTTGCACCCGTTGCACCTGTTACGCCTGTGGCACCTTGCGGGCCAGTCGCTCCCGCAGGCCCTGTCGCACCTGTGACTCCTGTTGTTCCAGTTGCGCCAACTGGTCCCGTAGGTCCAGTAGCTCCCGTGACTCCTGTAGCACCAACAGGTCCTGTTGCACCTGTTGCTCCCGCAGGACCCGTTGGGCCTGTAAGTCCCGTGGTTCCCGTGGCTCCAATAGGACCAGTGGCACCCGTCGGGCCAGTCTGTCCAGTATTACCTGTAGCACCTGTTGCTCCTGTCGTGCCTGTTGGCCCAGTTGGGCCAGTTAATCCTGTAGGTCCTGTCGCACCTGTTGCTCCAGTAGAACCAGTAGGTCCTGTTGGGCCAGTTGAACCAGTTACGCCTTGACCACCTTGTGGTCCTTGATCTTGTGAAAACTCTACTGCAACTTGTGGCGTAATGTTTTCGATAACAATAATAGTGGTCACTGTGTTACCGCTCCTGTCACAATAAACTTACCTTCAAGGTATCTGGTAACTGTTACACCAGATGTAAGCACTAGGTCATATGAATAACGTCCTGCTGCAATTGCACCAGTGGTGGTAGCACTTATTGTTACAGTAACTCTTCCATTAGCTGAATCAAAAACCATCAAACCATTGGCAGTAGATGCCACTACAGTTGTAGTAGATGCACCAACAAATGGGCGCACAGTCATTGTTCCTGTGTAACCAGTCAGATTCAAAGGAGTCTGGTCATTAAGTATCTGAAACTGAAAATTAAATGTGGTTGCTTGGTCACAGACCAAGTTGTATTTAGCACTCAAGATGACACCGCTCTAAGAGCCTGCGCTGCAGGTAGTTGAGTAGTGCCAGCGAGAGCGTTGCATACGCCATTAAAATCAAGGCGATTAGTGCTAGTCGTGCCTTGAATCGCATTGAGTACTCCCACTGTATCTGTTAAATTTGTTGTTACTGAACGCTGTACTGCCCATTGACGAGCAGCAAGTGCTCGCCCTACCATCGCACCTGGTACTCGATAGGTGCCACCATTAGCTAAACGATTAAGTTCATCTAATAGCGTTGTTCCTGCTACTCCTAGTGCCACCTATATCTCCTTTACTTCTTCTTGGTTTTCTTTGCTGCAGCGTTATCTACTAGATTTGGGTATGGTCGTCCTGCTGCTTTTGCTCTTGCCTTAGCTGCAGATTTCTGCGCTGGCGTTAGAGGTGTTGATTTTTTGTTAGGATTCTTTGTATCCCAAAATGCTACTTTCTTTTTCACTTTTTTCCCCTTGCGTTCTTGCAGGTAGCACAGGTGCATTTACAACCCTTTTGAGGATTGCCTGTTTTGCATTTACATTTACATTTAGCACACATTATTTTTTACCTTTATTCCTTTTAGAAATGGCTGCAGCCTTAGATTTGGCATCAGCTTTAGATGATGCACCCCAGGCTTGTAAAGATAATAGTAATCTGGTTGGCTCTCCATTAGGCTTGCGTTCAGGTCCTGGGTTACCAGCAGCGCGAGCAAGGTAACTTGCTCTACGTGGGTTATCGCCAGATTTAACAGGTGCTTTAATATCTTGACCTGCAGCCTTTAATGAGGCGCGGCCTTTTGCATTAAGTCCACCTTTAGGGTTTTGTCCTTCTTTGCGTTGCCACGCTGGAGTCTTTGCCATTTACTTCTTCTTACCCATTTTCTTATTAGACATCTTTGCTTGAGATAGTGCAATAGCAATTGCTTGCTTCTTGCCTGTTACTATTGGTCCTTTACTAGATCCAGAGTTCAAAGTTCCAGCCTTAAATTCTTTCATTACCTTTGAAATCTTGGCTTTCTGTGCTGCCTTCTTCATTAGCACTTACACGCTTTGTCTGACTTACCGCACTTGCGACACTTACCAGGCTTCTTAACTGCCATTTACTTTGCCGCCTTTCCCATTGCGCCTGTCTGAATTGACTCATAAGATGAATACTTTGCTGCGTTTGGATATTGCTTGTCCATTGATGGGTAAGGCATTAGATCTTCTTCTAATCCCATATCATCCATCTTGCCGTTTTCTGAGTTATACATCACTTCTTCTTTCCCATCTTCTTCATAGCAGAGTTCTTCATCATTTTACCATCAGGCATTTTGTGCATACCTGTCTTGGCAGTAGCCTTCTTCTTTTTGCCACCCATAGTCTTCTTACCACCATACATATCCATCATTGTATTCTCCCTAGTCTTTGAAGGTCATTGAGATCCCATCGAAAGCCTTACCAGCCTCGTTGGAAAGTTTAACTGCTGCATCTATATCTTTACTCTTTGTTGAACGTGGTTCTATACCTTGCCTTGTAGCATCATAATAGGACTGTAGTTCCTTATCGTGCTGCTTAGCGGTAGGTATTCCTCTGTGGTTTGCCACACCTACGCTCAACTCTAGTTCTCCTACCTTGCAACCAAAGCAACCTTCAACATACTCAAGGTGCGTGGTGCGTCTATGTAAACTCATACTGGAGTTAACCAAGTTCCATATCCGGCAGCAGTAAGGACTCCTGCTTGGTAATCGCTGATCTCGTACTCGTGACCACCGAGGAAGTAATAACTAGCTGCTGCTAGATCATCTTGGCTTGGAGTTAGAGTTAAAGTTACTGTAGTTCCATTAACAATTAAAGTTTGTCCTCGTGGGATATCTGTCAGACTGGGAGCAATAGATCCACTACTAGTGCCACCATTAAGACGACGACCTGCAAGGCGTGAGTATGGAGTGAACTCATCTGCGCCTGCGCCATAGGTTTGCCACACGTACGGTGTCATTAGTGTATATGCCATATCCAACCTTTCCTAAGTAGCAGAGGTGGGTTTGACCCCACCCCTGCCGTTGCACTAGCGGAATTATCCGTTTGTTGCGGCTGACTCAATGCGATAGAGCGCAGCTTCACGAAGGCGTGCAAAGCCTCCGAAGTAGTACCAACCGA